AAATTGAACGCTTGCATTTACATTCAATAGGCTCATCACCTTGTTTCAACTTCTTAGAAATAATCCAAGTCTCACCATGTAAGGTATTCATAAATGTATTCAAATATACAATCGCATTCTCTTTGTGTTGCGACTGTTTGAATATACCCGAATACTCAAACTCATCCCATACCGCTAAACCTTCACCATCTAATTGGCCTGGTACTTGCACTACAACATCAACTGTTCTGGTTCGCCCTTCTTCATCTTCTACTTCTTCCTTTTGTTGTTCAAAAGAACCAATTAATGCGGCATCAGTATAGTCTGTTATGTCAAACAAATCAAACTCAGTTCCATGTTTTTCATTTACTAGTCTAAATGCTTCTTTAACAATAGGCAGATACCAATTAGTTAAGGTTGATTTACCCGTCCCAGAAGTTTGTAACCAAAGAAACTGCAACCTAGTATCATCAATGTTTGCACCACTAGGTATTGCTATCATGTCTTTAACCAACTGTCCTACCATTGTAAAAAATGACAAGGTTGCAGGTGTATAGTTATAGTTTGACGCTTTAACAGCATCTGCGGTATAACTAACCGCAACAGCAGGTAAGGTTACTTTCGTAATTTCTTCTTGCATTCCATTATCTATAAAATTATAGTATAGTTCATCTTCATCCATTATTCTTCTATTAATCATATTATCACTCTATCTTCGCTATTCATTACATCTACGATGCGCTCTGCTGTTTTTGTTCCTATTCCTTCTATCTTTGTTATTTCTTCTATATTTGCTTCGCCTACTTCCATTAGTGAACCAAACTCATCAATTAATTGTTGAGCCTTCATTTCACTAACTCCTTTAATACTTGCTAGTAGGTTTATTCTTAAATCATCTGTTGTTATTCTTTTAAGTAAACTTGGTTTAATTACTGTTCTATTGATTGGTCTCATCTTACATATGGTAGTCATTATCTTAGCGGCTTTTCTCGGCCCTTCTACCCAGAATACTTTTACATCTGTATCTAAACTAATCTTACCAATAGCACCATAAAACTTGTTTGTTATTAGTTGTTCTGTCATATTGATGTTTACATACTTAGGGTATTTCATGGCCTCATGTAATGAGCCATGTATTATCAGAAAACAATGTTCGTAATGTCTATCCATATTGTCTAATTGATTCCACAATCTTTTGTTTATTACAGACTGTAAGAAATCAATAGTAGACTTAGCCTCAAAACAAACATCTTGAAAAACATAATCTCCTATTTCTAGCCATTGTTTTTCAGTCATCAAATTAAGTTTAATACTTTCATCCCTAACTGCACTATACAACTCTGAGTTTTCCCTACTGTCTATTATTAGTTTATTCATTTTGGATACCTCCAACATTTACCTATACAATATCCTTGAGGCACAAGTATTGCTTCACAACTAGGTGCATGATAACCTTTTGATACCATCCACCTTACATTTTTTAGGGTTACGTTTTCATCCCAATCTAACCAAACACCATCATGTGCTACAATAGATTTAATCTCATTCATTATAATCTGAATGATAACCTCTTGTTTATCAGGAGTTAATTCTCTTTCACCTATCGCTAATATATCTCTATACCATTGGACTAAATATACTCTAGCATAATGGCCTGGATTTTCTACCATGATTGAATTATACAAACATGGTAGTATAGGTAATTCTCCTGGTGGTTTAGGTGCTACAACTTCTACATCAGAAGTTTCTATAGGTTTAACGCTGTCCCATAACATAGGTTTAGTTCCATAAGTTATAGTAGGATAATTACCCGTCTTTGCTTTATTTAGAACATAGTCTAAACCTTCTAATAAATCGTCATAAGTTAAAGGAATACAATAATATGGCCCTTCACTACTAAGATTGACAGTATTAGGAATACGCCTAAGCCTATTAGTTTGAACGCCCGTTCTATCCAACGTAGGGCTATCAATAGCCAATCTGGAAAAACTACTTTGAATGCTTCTAATATCATCTGTTCTATTCCCCATTACTATTATATGAAATCCTTTACCACTAAAATACATTTTGAATACTATGTCTTTAGTCATTAATATGTTTACTACTATATGATTAAAGTCCTTCCATGCATTAATTAACGGTTCTCCGTGTGCGTCAAAATCTAAAAACATTCTGTCCTTAACACAAGTAGAATCTACCTTTGCTGTTTCAGCATACTCTTCAAAATCATATACTGTTGTATAGCAATTCATCTTACCATTAAAGGCATTGACCCATTCAGTAAACTCTTGCTTACTCTTCACTATCACTCGCTTCATCTGGGGTGCGTCTTTTAGATGACTGCCCGCCCAAACTTCTCTCGGAAACTTCATTTTTATCTACCTCATTTTTATTAAATACTATTTTTGCTGATGATAATTCATCCTTAACAATATCAGCAACCATTACTCTTAACTCTGACATTATTGTTTTTGTGTATAATTCACCAAAATAAATCCTTTCTTCCATACTTCCAGAAAAAACTTCTACATCCCATACTAATTTTAATTTATCCTTTGTAGGCATTTTATCATAGACCATTTGAGTTAATAACTCAACAGTAGTTGATACGTTTGCTATTTCTGTAAATGTCCAAACTCTTGTGTTTAATTCATCTCTAACTATTTTTTCTATCATAGCCATTCACTCTCCTGTGCTGATGGACATATACTGTAAAAACTACAATGCTGACAAGTATTGTAAAAATACTTAGCATTAAACTCTTTCTGCTCATAAGCATGTAGTAATTGACATATGCCATTCATTACTGCTTTGTAACTGCTAGTCTTAACAGGTTCTACATGTATGTAATTAGATGCAGGGTAATACCAACCCCAATTAGTTATTGGTATATCTCTACTAATACCTGCATTTGCTAGGCTTTCATCAGTAGCATTCTCTACTAACATCTTATAGAAGGCCATTTCTTTTCTCATACTTGTTGTTTTATAGTCCTTCCATGCGCCTGTCTTCAACTCTAAAGGAATATATTTGTTATCTTGAACAAACATTCTATCTATTATTCCTTGTAAGTGAACAACATAATCACGTTGTAAAACGTATTTAGGATTAAAGGCATGAGGTATAGTTATCTCAGCATCTAACGTTGCTTCATTTACAACAGGTAGGTATTCATGTATTGTATTATCTTCTTTAGATTTAAGAAACCTATCTGCTTCAAAGGTTGATATGATTTTATACATATCACTATATCCATCTATTGGGTATAGACTCATATTATATTCTACCAATTCATGGTAACTTAGGTCTTCTGCTTTCTTAACGTCAAACACGTTAAAGAACTCTTCTCTGCTATTGTGAACTACTGTTCCTTTTATCATTGCTTCTGATGTAGATTGAGGTAGCCTGTGTATGTAGTTAAACTCATACTTCTTAGGACACCATTGAAATGAACCAAATGAAGATTTTGTTATCTTCAATATGGGTTGTGTATCATCATCATAATTATCTGCATTCCATTTATATGTATATTCTCTTAATTCTTCTGTCATTTTATTACCACCATTCTTCTAGGTTTGTTTGATTCACATCGTTTTTAATTGGTTTTAAATCCCATCCCATAGCATTGTAAATCGGTTCTGCTTTTTTGATTATAGAATCTGAATAGTGTCTATAATCTGGGATATGATTCGGCATCTGTTCTTTACTTGGTGCCGCTAAGTAGGTTGGTCTTTTGTGTATTCCTGTTATTGGATTAATATATTTAAGCCTTAACGGGTCATCTTGGACTCTAACATAAAAATACGATTCACTAATAGGTGTAGGATATGTTTGGTTCCACCAAATTACTCCTTCTACTCCACTACCTATACTTGGTTGTTTACCTTCAAGAGTTTTTAAGTCTAACTCGGTGCCGCACTTACCACAAAAAGAAGTAGTAAACTCCTTGTGTCTTTTAATTGCATCATCTACGGTGTATTCTTTATTACAATCATTACACTTATAGACGAATCTTTCGGGTCTATACCTACTTCTGTTTGTTATCTCATCAATTTCAATTTGACCGTTTAATACTCTATTGTATTGAGTCTTAAGATATGAAGTAATACTCTCTTCACTCTCTTCATTGACCCAACGATTAAGCACTTCTAATTGAATTGTCTTTGCTAATGTAGTTACTGCTACTCTTTTAGCAGAAAAACCTGTCATAACAAACTCCGGTTCTTCTAATGTTTTACCATCTTTCCATGTTATTAGACCTGCATTTCTGTTCTTAGTAATACCTACTCCTAAAGTCTTGTAGTATTTCTCAAACTCTAAAGTTACAGGGTGTTCCTTTAGACCCAACAGGTTTGGGAAATGACTTCTAACATGATTATTTAGTAATGCTAATGTTTCTTCTGCCCGTTCCATAGGCATCTGAACGTATATTGAATCTGTATGTCCATAAACTACTCTCATTTTCTCCACCTACTGTTAAATCTACCGATTATGGTAGATATTTTACCTATTACATATATTATTCGTATTAACATTTTACTTTTCATTCTAATCCCTCCACTTTTAATGCTGCACATCTAATTGCTTCTCTAGCACTAGCAGTTATTGAAGCCGCTATATCTACGTCAGCCCAACCAAAGCCTTGATATGCGGTAATACCATAGAATGAAGCCATCAGTCGTTTAACTGCCAATTGATTACTGTTCCATTTAATTTGTTCGTCTTTAGTTTCTGCTTGTCGCATCTTTGCTTTATATTCATCTCTTAGTTCTTTAAGTTCCAAAACTGCTTTTGGTAATAAACCAAGTTTATCTGTTTTGAAATAACGCATATCTTCTTTTGTAACATCACTGAAATCTCTTGGAGTTAATATATTAACTGCAAACTCCGTTGGTTCATTTGATTTAGTTTCCCAAGAAATATTTCTTGCTATCATCATTGATGGATACAGTTGTGCAAAATCAAATGCGGCTACACCTAAATGTAGTCCATTTGTGCCTTCAGTTAAAGGGTCATAAATCATGGCACCTTCATAATTTATACGTTCACCTTTCTCACCCGTAGGGGCTTTCCACCATGCATTACGCATGAAGTATATCCCACCCATATTGCTTGCATAGAAACATGCTTCAAAGGGTGCTTTTAGCAATCGCTGTAATGCTATTACAGATTCTGATGTGTTCATATTGTCATCAATTTGAACCAGAAGGTCTACATCAACCCTAGCATAATCTAAATATCTTTGAGTATCTTCAAGCCATCCTCTTTGAAAGAAATCATTCTTATCAGGAAACTTTTCACTAACAAGTTTCTTAGTCCCTAATACCAATTCAGATACATAATCCAAAGCCATAGAAGGTAATGTTCCTCTTTGTGAATCATTCCATTGCCTTTCAAATGCTAAGTCTAGGTTTAGAACAAGTCTTCCACGAATAGGTTGTTCTATTGGTGAGTAGTTATTTACTGCCTTTGTGAGTTTAATCCCTTTACTTGGTTCAAAGAATACACCTTTAACATCATGATAAGGAGATAAACGTCTAGGGTCTATACCATTAGCATGTAGTCTTTCAATTAACTTAGGTAAATCGAACTTAGAACCAAACCATGCAACTAGCATATCTGGGTCATGACTTTCTATAACCGTAAGAAAACATTCTAACATATCATGCTCACTTTCATTTGGCTTACAATGGTTTATAATATCACGAACAGCACCTAATGGTGTCCACCATAATACATTAGATACACCTGTATAACTATCATAGTAGGAAATACAAGTAACTGCATTATCATGTTCACCACCTTGTTGCCACTCCATATCCCAATAGATTTTTCTAAGGTCATACTCTGGCATATCATGTATGTTATCAACAGCATATCTGTATGAGTATGCTACATCTGCTTCATACGTTTTATTAAATTGATTCTTTAATGTTTTACCATACCACGGTTTAGGAGGAGTCCACGTAACTTTAGTTAGTTTCTTCTTCTCTAAAGAAACATAATCACCTTCTTCATAACTAACATTGATAGTGAAACTTTGTCCGTATTCTTTAACAGACATTCTTTTTATTCTATTAGCACTTTGCTCTACAAAGAAATAGGGAGGGGCTTCTTCGTAAGAAACCTCCTCCACTACTCTTTTATTATTTTCATCTCGCCATCTAAGGCCAATCATATTATTCTTATCTACAGTGCTTATTATCATTTCAATCACTTCTAACGTATGGTGCTACCACCATCTTTCTACTTTCCCCAATTAACATAACAGGTAAGTTATCACCTGTTAATATTGTCATCTCACTATCTATACAAAACTTATCTAATGGTGCAGAAAATGAAACTGTTGCATCATAATCATTTTCTGATAGTAATGATACGTTTACTTCACTAGTATCTGTGCCACTACTGCTTGATGACATAAGTTTAAACTCATCATTCCCACCCCAATGCACAATAGTATATGTTGCTGTGCCAGATACAGAACAAAACTTAACTGCTTCTTTCAATTCATTACCATTAAATGATAATTGACAAGGTAATTCTGTCTTGCCGAATATAGCCTTACCACCATGCTCATAGTCAAATGACATAATCATAGTAATTAGATTCATATTAGTATGCTCTAACAGTCTTGGTAATTTAACTGTTTTAACTAATCCTTTAACTTCTAACGTAGATTGATTAAATCTTAATGTAAGATTTACACATTTCATATTCTTAACGTATTTCATTAGTTTCTCTATATCAAATATAAGCATCTCTTCTACTACTGAGATTTGTTCTTCAATTGGTATTATAACACTCAATGCTGTTTTATCATTACCGTTCAATAACTCTAACTCTTCACTTCTAACAATTGCTACACAGGTATTACTGATAACATCAGTCTTAGAAGTAGTAGAGGACTTATATTTACCTTTAAGCCAAATTGCCTCTATTGCTTCTATAAATGATTTAGTATTCACTTGAATACTATTCAAAGAGTTCCCTCTCGTAGTTCTGTTATTCCGTTCCATTTGTTCTCACCATTTGTTGTAAAGATAGTCCATTCGTTTCCTACAAGAGTTGGGTTTGTTTTACTTGCATCTAACCTAGCAATGTAGTTAGTCTGCTCACTATCACCATTTCTTCTTAATTCCTTTCTAATATGAATCATTTGAACGAACCTTGCAGGTGTTGATTTATGCCAATCAGGTGTATGACCTATCGGTGTAGGCACGTTGATATTATCATACAATGGTTTCATGTGTGTAATTAAAAATCTATCACATTGTAGATTACAAACTAAATCCAATAGTCTATTGTATACTCTATTTCTAATTTTCCAATCAAGAGTAGATACCTTAACTGAATCAGTAGCATGAACAACTGTTCCTTCTCTTGTCTGTTGTTTAACTAGCAACTCTCTTAATACATCACTAGAACCTTCAAAGGCTTTGTCTACACCATCTAAAACAAAAGTGCATATACTTCCAGGTTCTTCTGTTAATGCTTCCTTAGCCAATTGACAGAAACTACTTGCATTCTTAAACGTAATTTCCCAATTAGTAGAACCATCTGCTCTCATCTCAATAGGGTCAAAGATAACTATATTCTCATCTCTATCCCAACAAGAATCCCATGTAGGTTCTGCGCCTCTATCAAAATCTAAGATGTATATTTTCTTACCTTCTGCTATTTGTTCTTCAGTCCTAGAGTCTAATACTAGACCTGTCTTACCTGTCTTTGGGTTGCCTGTAATAGAACATAGAAGATGACTTCTATCTCTATCCAATCTTGCCTGTATTTGTGCGAGTATCTTTGCCTTCTGTAGTGCAAAGAAATCGTCTTCATCTTCTTTATGTGCTTCTCCTTTTCTATCTTTTGTCCAATCCATAATTTTCATCACCTATATTTAAATCAATATTTCCATTTTGTGTCCATTGTTCTACAATGTTTCTTACATCAGTCTCGCTGACTTTCAATCTTATTTCTTTACTTGAGGGTAAATGCATCTTAAGCCAATATTCATTGGTTTCTTCATTCAATCTCATAGTTAGAAACTCTATGGTATCAAGTTCCACTGCGAAACTTGAACCATGTATTATTCTATCTGTTATTTCATACATATTTTTTCTTCCTTTATTTGGTTGGGGGCTTTGCACCCCCTCGTTGGTCGCTACTACCAATAAGATACAATTGGTTTCAGAACCAATCTAGGTCTTCTTCTTCTGCCTCAAATGGTTCTGCTACAACCCCCATGTTGTTAATGCAAAGTATTCCACTAAGGTTCAAAGAAACTTCTCTAAAACTACCATCATCGTTTCTTCCTTGTGAAGTCCTACCCACAACTAAAACATTTGAATTAATTCCAAAGTCTAAGTCTAAGTGTGCAGGTATCCAACAAGTTGTTCCCGCCCATGAACCGTCATAACTATAATCCGAGTTTACATCGGTAATTGTTATTCTTCGACTACCTAACCTATTAGGTGTCATGTTCATGCTAGTAACTGTTCCGTCTGTTATTACAAACTTCTCAGCATAGTTTCTATCAGCAACATTAGTATGATACATACCAACATCAATCAATGGGCTATAATTATTCATAGCATGTTCCATTGTATAATTCTGCATATCAGAAACACTTGGTTCTGGTAATTTACTACCTTCTTCTAAATCAGCATTATACTTCAAACTGTTTGCTGTGCCATCCTTGAAACCATATATACGGTTTGGGTTATTACTATCTTTAATTACTTCCATACTTAGAAGTTTAAAGGTTCTTGGTGTAAATGTCTTAGCAGATGTTCCCTTGTAAGAGAAGTAATATAGATTACTTTCACCATCAACTTCACCCAAGAATACCCCTTGCATTCTGCTTTGACTAGCAGGTAAAGGTTTACCGTATGCCTTGTTCTTTCTTTCACCATAAGCAGGTATGTTATCCAATGGTATTACCCACTGTCCAAACTCTACTTCGTGGCTATTATCAGGTAATGCTGATAGAGTTTTATCTTGTTGTTCACCATTGTGCATTCTTGAGATAACATAACTCTCACCTTCTTTCCTAGCAGTAGCAACTTTTCCTGTGCTAAATGTGCCATGTTGGTCTCTCTTATATTCGCCAAGAATCTGTTCATTTCTTCTAGCACCCATATCCATAGGTTCGCTAACTGAGATAAAATATCCTACTGCATCTTTAATCAAACTATTGCTTTGTCGTGTTTCTTGCTGTGGTGCATCTTTATATTGGTAAGCACCGCTAAACCATTGCCTGAATAATGAACGTGCTAATAACACATCACCAACAGGGTCGAGGTTATTTGCTTGGCATATTTCCATATACTTTGCTTCTACCTCACTTACTTCCATCTGCAACATTTCTGCTGCCTTGTTTACTTCATTTACTATTTGTTCTTCCATTTTTATTACTTCCTTTTTTTCTTTCTAGCCATTTCTTTTTTGCTTTTTTATACGATTCCCAAGATTGGCTCATCTTTCTTCCTCGTTTAGTATTCGCATTACAATACTATTATCCTTTACGGACACCGTTAAGTGTGCGAATGCATGTTTACTATCATCTAAATAAAGTCTAACTAATGTATCACCATCAGCATTATTTATCCGAATGTCTTCACAACGTATGCTGTTTGTAGCATAGTCTTTACTACCTGCATATACAGGTTTTTCTGTTTTCATCATTTCATCAGCATAGAATGCATCAGCATCCATGTCATTTTCAATCATTCTTTTTTCCTCCTTTCGTGTATGATTTCTAATACTGCTTCTGCGCTAATGACAATACCTGCCAAAACCCAGAACGTATCAGAATCTACTTCTATTACTCCCATTGAGTTTAATATAGGCAATATAATTAATGCCATACCTCCCAATAGAATTATTTCATACCTTAACATAAGGTGTTTGAAATCTTCTTTGTCTACTTTACCATCATTGTTAAAGTCAAATAATTTCTTCATTCTTTTTCCTCCTAATAATATTGTCTATCCTTTGTCATCCACCAATATAATATAAACGTAAATATAAGTAATACTCCAACATCCATTATATCATCTGTCCTATCATCCAAGAAGATAGTATCTTTGGTGTCATATTATTACTTCTCCATTCGGCTTCACCTATAACTCTAAGATACTTAAACTTCTGGCCGTTATCTAAATCATTCATATCAATCACCGTATCATGTAAACTTTGACATATTACTTTCATATCTACCGATAAGTATACTAATTTATGCATTTGATTGAGAGCCTTATTATAATCTTTATTTAGAACCAATGACATTATTTCTTTGTAAGGTGCATGTGTTCTTTCTATTAGTATTGTTATCGGGGTATCACTATTAACTGAGGCTTGAAGTTCAGTTAGTCCCCTACGAATATCACCTTGAAGGCTACTAATAAAGGTGTCGAAATCTGAAGAATCTGGCGTGGGTTTCCCTTCTCTTTCCAAGACAGATACCAAAACTTCTTTCACATCGGCATCGGATAAACGGGTAAAATGATAATTAGCACACCTAGATTGTAGCGGCGGTATTATCTTATGTCTACGATTACAAGTAATTATGAATCTACAATTGTGGCTGTATCTTTCCATCACACGCTTTAGTGCATTCTGAGCATCAGGAGTCATACCATCCATTTCATCTAGCAGTATTATCTTGTGAGGCACATCACCTATTTTCATAGACATGGCTATATCTTTTATTGTTGTTCTTACTGTCTCTAACTTTCTATCATCTGATGCGTTAATCTCAAAGAAGTTTGATTTCTTATTGTCGCCTAGTAATTTATTAGCAATCACATGAGCCGCCGCAGTTTTACCTACACCTGCTACACCGTATAGTATAACATTAGGCATGGTTGTAATAACACCATAATAATCGGTTCCCCAATGTGTTGCATCAGCAACAAACTTATCTTGTCCTATAATTTCATCTAATATCTTAGGCCTGTATTTTTCTGTCCATAACATTCTTATTCCTCCTCATTTCTATTTCATTCATTTTTATATTGTAATGGTTTTTAGGCCACCATTCTGGCTCTTGTGTTTTCCATTCTGCAAACCACCACTTATCTTCTATGTAGTAGTTGCGATATTTATCTGCTACTGACATATCGTCAAACCCATCTAATTTTCTACAATTCATATTTGGGCTTATAGCCACAGCAAATGGAGTTAAACCAATATCGGGCAATACATCTAATACAGATTGCCATGTATCTTGATACTCTAATAACGTAGTTTCTACTTTATGTTTCTTACCATAACGTATAGTATATTCTTTACATAATGCATCTGTGTGGTCTAACAAAAATTGAAAGTTATCTTTACTTTTTCTAGCCCATATAGTGCAGGGATGGTTTAACATCACAGGTTTATACGGACTATTGAAACCTAAATGGTTTGCATTAGTTGAAAGCATTTGCATACTTTCAGTTGGCATTTTTACTACGTGCTTGTTTATCATAAGTTTAGCACATTCTGTTGGGTCATTGTCTAAAATAAATATATTCATTGTTTTTTCCTCCTACTAATTGGCACACCAATAAATCTCCATTTACCGTAGCCAAGACTTGTAAACATACCTGTATTTCTTAATAACATTGGTAGTTGTCTACTATCAGTTTGAGTTTGCTTATGTGGTCTATTAGTCCCTATTGCCTTTCTAGTATTAAGAAACTCTACACATTGAGTAATGTGAAACTGCTCACGTTCTTTCAA